ACAGGGATGCGCTGGAGAAGCGGTTTCCCGATGCCGGCAAGGACATCCCGCTGGACTTCAACCCGCGTGGCACCGAGAGCGGTGGTCAGACCAACGAGCCGAAGAACGACATCCTCCAGAAAGCCATGATCTACGAGATCTGGGACCGCCAGAAGCGGAAGGTCATCTGGATCAGCAAGGCGTGGCCTGCCATACTGGACGAGGTGGATGACCCGCTCCAGCTGGAGGACTTCGAGCCGTGTCCCAAGCCGCTGTTCGCGCTGACCACCACCTCCAACTGTATCCCCGTCAACGACTTCGTGATCTATCAGGACCAGTACAACGAACTGGACCTCGTGAACAATCGCATCAGCCTGCTGGTGCAGGCATGCAAGGTCGTCGGCGTCTATGACTCGGCAGCCACCGGCGTCCAGCGCATGCTCCAGCAGGGCAGCGAGAACACCATGATCCCAGTCGACAACTGGGCTATGTTTGCCGAGAAGGGCGGATTCAAAGGTTCTGTCGACTGGCTCCCGCTGGAAACCGTCATCCAGGCGCTGGAGAAGCTGCATTAAGGGGCAGATCTATGAACTGACCGGCATTAGCGACATCGTGCGCGGCCAAACCAAGGCCAGCGAGACCCTCGGGGCGCAGAACCTCAAGGCGCAGTTCGCCAGCGTCCGCATCCAGAAGCTCCAGGACGAGGTGGCCCGCTTCGCGCAGGACATCCTCCGCATCAAGGGCGAGATCATCTGTCGTCACTTCGTCCCCGAACAGATCCTCAAGCTCGCCAACATGGCCTTCTACCTCGACGGCCAGAACGCTCCGCTGATCCATGCCGCCGTGGCGCTGCTCAAGGGCGACCACGAGGAGTTCGAGTGGCGGGTGAACGTTCAGGCCGACTCTCTGGCGATGCAAGACCACGCGGTTGCCAAGCAGGAAAAGGTCGAGTTCACCAACGCTGTCGCTACCTTCCTCCAGTCGGCGGCCACGACCATGAAGGCGATGCCCGACACGGCACCGATCATCTTCGAGACCCTCAAGTTCGCCATCAGTGGCTTCCGGGGTAGTCAGGAGTTGGAGGGGGTCATCGACCAGAACCTCCAGCAGATCATGCAGAAGATCCAGAACCCGCCACCGCCCCCACCCGACCCGGCCATCGAGAAGGCCAAGATGGACATGGAGATCGCCAAGCAGAAGGCCGGGCTGGAGACTCAGAAGATGCAGCAGGAGATGGCTATCGAGCAGCAGAAGGCACAGTTGGACATGGCTGTGAAGCAGCAGGAACTTGCCTTCAAGCAACAGTCGCATCAGATGGACTTGCAGCACCAGGCCACAACCAATCAACAGAAGGCTGCGGCTGACCAAGCGAAGTTCGACCAGCAGATTGCCCAGGACAGCGCCAAGGGTATGATCGAGATCACCAAGGCGGCACGTGAAGATAGCAAGGGGGCAGAATGAATCTCAGCGATTGGGTGGATGTGAGCTATACCAAGTTGTCCGGGAAGTGGGTGAAGAACTTGAAAACCGGCGAGGTGAAGCGGGTGGATGTAGAACCTGAGCCTGAACCAGCCGTGGTTCGCAAACCGGCACCTGTTCTCAAGAAGAACTGGAAGAACAATGCCCCGTAGGTCGTTCGTCCAGATCAACGGCAAGCTCTACGAGAGAGGGGTCGATGTCATACCGGAACAAGTGTCTGCGACCGGCGCGGCCATCATTCCCGATTTACCGGACTTCGTTTCACCGATTGATGGCAAGGTGTATTCTGGTCGTGCTGGTATGCGTGACCATTGTGCACGCCATGATGTTATACCAACTGCGGAACTCAAGGGACTTCCCATAGGCCCGCCCGCGTACCAGCCTGACCGGAACGCTATCCGGCAGGAACTCAAGAAGTTGTATTACAAATAAAAGGATAATGTAATGGACGATCTGCGCTCTGCCTTAGAATCGGCGGTCGAGGAACACTCTGAACCGGAAGCCCCCTCTGCTCCTCCGGCGGACGCGATTTCCTCTCCTGTTGCTACTCCTGAATCCGCCTCTCCGGCAGCGGCTCCCTCCGGTGGGCCGGATGACGGCGGTGAGGAAGCACCTGCTGAAACGACGGTGGAGCGCGGGTCGCCCAAGTCCATTGAAGAAGTTGTCGGCGAGCAGCCGGCGAGCAAGCCGGCGGACAAACCCGGTGCTGACCCTCGCATCGACCGCGCCCCACAATCTTGGAAGGGAGACGCCAAGAAGATCTGGGCCGAACTGCCCCTCAACGTTAGGCAAGAGGTCATCCGGCGTGAGCGGGAAACCAGCAGAGTCCTCCAGGAAACTGCCGAGGTAAGGCAGAAGGTTGACTCCGTCCAGAACGTCCTGGCTCCCCACATGGACCGCATCAATGCCATGTACCAGGGCAATCCGATGACGGCCATCAATAACCTGCTGGGGGTCGAGCGCATTTTGGTTAGCGGCGACCCGGCGTCAAAGATCAATCTTGTCGCCAACATGATCAAGCACTTCGGCGTCGACCTCGTGTCGCTGGACCGTGCGCTGGCCGGTCAACCGGTGACCCCGGAGGTGCAGCAACAGTCGAGCATCGAGAAGCTCCTGGAACAGAAGCTCGCCCCCTTCCAACAATATATCCAAAGCCAACACCAGCGCGAGCAACAGCAGCGCCAGCTGGTCGAGCAAGAAGTTGTGCACACGGTCGAGTCAATGGCGACCGACCCCAACTTCCCGTACTTCAACGATGTTCGCACCGACATGGCGGACATCATCGAAATGAATGCAAGAAGGGGAGTGACCGTCTCATTGGAAGACGCTTACTCCCGTGCTGTAAGGATGAACGACGAGACCTACCAAGCATCGTCGGGACGTGAATCCTCACAGGCCGCCACTCAAGCGGCCCTGCAAGCCCACCAGGCGGCGCAACGCGCCAAAGGAGCTGCAGTATCAGTGAGTGGTTCGCCCTCGATGCCTGGCAGGAACGCCGGAAATCCGCAAGACCTGCGCGGAACCATCTCCTCGCTTTTGGGTGAAACAGGGAACAGGATATGACAGGCTACGTTGGTATGGTCGTCAAGCAAATCCTCGGCCCCGGTCATTTGACCGAGGACGCCCTGCCGACGCCAAAAGCATTCAGGGGAATTCCTATGCCAGTTGGAGGTGTCCCGCCTGCGACACCCGCCGGAGCAAGAACGCCCACCGGAAGTCCCGCAAGCACAATCCCTCAACCCAAATAGGAGTCCGAAATGTCTTTCGCAAACCCCTCGATCAGTGACGTCATTGCGACCACGATCCAGAACCGTTCCGGCATCATCGCCGACAACGTCACCAAGAACAACGCCCTGCTCTCCCGCCTCAAGCAGCGTGGCAACATCAAGAAGTTCAGTGGCGGTAACGTCATCCTCCAGGAACTGTCGTTCGCCGAGAACGCCAACGCTGGCTACTACAGCGGCTACGAGACCCTGCCGGTCGCCGCGCAGGATGTCATCTCCGCAGCCCAGTACGACATCAAGCAGGCAGCTTGCCCGGTTACCATCTCCGGCCTCGAACAGTTGCAGAACGCTGGCAAGGAACAGATCATCGACCTGCTGGAAGGCCGCATCGCTGTCGCCGAATCCACCATGGCCAACCTCATCTCCAGCGGCCTGTACAGCGACGGCACCGGCTACGGTGGCAAGGAAATCACCGGCCTTGGTGTCCAGGTGCCGATCAACCCGGCCACTGGCTCCCCCGGCGGCATCGACCGTGCCACGTGGAACTTCTGGCGCTCTAAGACGTTCGACTTCACCACCGATGGCGGCGCTGCTGTCTCGGCGTCGAACATCCAGACGTACATGAACAAGCTCTGGGGCCAACTGGTTCGCGGCAACGACCGTCCCGATCTGGTCATCGTCGACAGCATCCTGTGGGGCTTCTTCATGAACTCCCTGCAAGCCATCCAGCGTTTCACTTCCTCGCAAGACGCCAGCCTCGGCTTCGTCACGAGCAAGTTCATGGACGCTGACGTGGTGCTCGACGGCGGTATCGGCGGCTACTGCCCGGCCAATACCGGCTTCATGCTGAACACCAAGTACCTGTTCTACAGGCCGCACGCGCAGCGTGACATGGTGGCTCTGTCTCCGGGCAAGCGTTACTCGGTCAACCAGGATGCCGAAGTGCAAATCCTGGCGTGGGCTGGCAACCTGACCGCATCTGGTCTCCAGTTCCAAGGCCGCATGACCGACTAAGGTTTTGGCTCCCCCGTTACCTTCCCGTGTGGTTGGTGTTCGAGGCGGGGGAGCCATCCCTCTACTGAAAGGAACAGATCATGCCAGCACCCGCAGGCGCAAATATCGCTAACGCATCAGGTCGCCCGAATTCGGGTGGAGCAGCCTGGTCGTCGGCAGTCATCCAAGACCCCATCGGTGCCTATGTCGAGGCTCCGCTGGAAACCAAGATCGCAGCAGCCACCAACTACATCGGGATGAACTCGGTGACGGGCTACAAGAACAACGTCCTCGGTCAAGGCAGCGTCGTCGCTAATCCGACCATTCCACCGCAGCCGGACTGGATCGTTCCCGACAATGACAACGATGCCCGTGGCGGTACGTCCCAATGGGTCCGTGCGGCAGGAACCATTGCCGAGAACGGCACCTGTACCATCGCTGCCGGTGCGGCAACCGCTGGCGCTGGCACGTACTCGTGCTATGTCAAGGGCGGCGTCGTCGCCGGTGACTTCTTCTGGGCTGTTCTCACGGCTGAGTCCTGATGCTTCCGGGCGCAAGGACGCAATCGGGGGCGCTGTACATCGTTACATCGCCCCCAACTCCAGAAGCCAAGGAAGTTGGTGGCATCCTCGTGGGGCCACTCGGGGCGATCTTCGCCACGACCACGCTTCCTCCGCAGGCATGGCCCAACGGCATCGGGGTACGACACGGTGGAGTTTTGTGTCTTGCTCCGGGCGGTACAATTGCCAATCACATGAACGGGTTGCCCGTCACCGCCGAGGGTGCCTTGGTGGTCCAATTGAACGTCGCCGTTGCGCCCTCCGATCCCTTCGTAGGCGGTATCCGTGTTGGACCGTTCGGCGGTATCTACTGCGTAGATATTGCTCCCCCGCCCGAGTTCGGCTTCTCCAACGGTTTCAGTAATGGATTCGACATATCATGAGCGGACTTGCAGGACAGGCAATTGGTCTTGAAGACCAAAGCCCCACCCCCATCGGCGGCGCTGCGGCAGTCGATACCGAATCCAAGGGCAGCATGGAGAACTTCATCGGCTTCGGGCTGGGTGCTACCAGTTACGACCCCAACCCTGTCGATTTTGATGCCGCCGATGACACAGTAACGTCCGCCGCAGATGGCTCTACCCGCGTTGCTCCCGAGTACACGGACAACGAACTGTCATGGGGCGGGGCTGTTCCCCCAACACCGTTCGATGGCATCTTTTTTGACACGGCACGGGGCGACTCATTTTTAACTCTGAGCTACCCGTCAATTCCCGAGTTGGTTGTATCTGCTACGCAGGTTCATTTTAACAGTGCAACGGCACTGGATGCCCAAGTTGTTCTGAAAGACTCTTTGGGAAACCAGATGCTTTCTTGCTTCGACCATTTCAAGCTCGAAGCAGATTACGAGATGTTCAAGTTCCCTGTGGTGACCTCTGAGGGGTTTGTTACGGGGTTTGCTGCTGCACAAGGAACAATTGATTACGGAACAAAGGTTCAAGCATTTCCTGGGTACGTGGATTATTTCCAACTTTACTCGATTTTGCAAAACACCAACTATGAAACTGATTCGACATTCAACAACGACCAAATCGCCACATCCTTTGACATCAAAGCCGTGTTGGAGGTTACCGGAAATGTTCTTAAAGCAAATCTGACAAAGGGAGGAGTAACAGCAACGCTGCCCGATGTCTCAATGCCATATCCGGCATCTTCATTCTCCATGCCGAATGGTTTGCAGAATATGGGGGTGCTGTTCAAGCAAGCAGACTGCATACTGAATTCTCTCAAAATAAACGTGTCCTTTCCGAATGCCCTCTATGCATTTGTTGGTGACTCACTCACTCAGGGGAGGTTCGCAAGCACCTATGCTGAATCATTCGTCCAGCTTGTCAGGGACCAATATCCAGATGATGTAATTTGCTGCGGGGCTCCCGGTGCGGTAATTGCTGATTGGCTGACGAAAACCCAAGCAGTCAGGGAAATGAAACCGAAGTATGTCTTCCTTTTGATGGGATCGAACGATATAAATTTGAACACCTTCTTGGTGCCGTCCTGACTGAGATAGGTCAGGATCGAGGCGACCGCGCCATCCAGCCCGGTAGCATGTTGCTTGTAGCCCTTCCTCACCCGACAGCCAAACGGCTCAGGGAAGAAGTTACGCATGATGATCGCGTCGGTCTCCGCCATGTTGGAGATAGGCGAAATAGCATTCAGCCCGCCGGTGGGGGCCGGGACTGTCGTGCTGCCGCTGATCTGGCGCGTGGCGGGGAAGGTGGGAGGACGCGGCATCAGGGCTGACCTGTGTTCCAGTTGCCATCCGGCACGTTGTACATCGTGAGCCAAGGCGTCTTGAACGAGTTGGCCAGGCCGAGGACAGGCGCACCATGGTCCATGCCGGTGAGCGCGCCGAGGGTGCGGGCGAAGTCGGCAGCATAGTTGGTCGTGTCGAGACCCTTGGCCTGCCACATCTTGAGCTTGAGCAGCTTCACCATCAGCCAGAAGTCGAAGGCAATGGTGTCGAGGTCGTTGGTGATGAACGGGCCGGAAATGTTCGGGTCCAGGTAGGACGTGACCCACCCGTTGCTGATGTACTGGAAGTCGAAAACATGGTCGTTCTGCCCCGGTACGGGCAGAATCTCCATGCTGTTATCCACCACGCGGTAACGGGCGAACGGTCCAACGGAAATCAGGGCGTTGGTGAGAACCTGCCACCCTTGTGAGGAGACAGGTCCGTACATCGGGCGGCGGTTGCCGTAGTCCCATTGCGTCTGGTTGATCATCCTCGACACGTCAGCCGGGATCGGGTACTTGCCCTGCCCGGCGACGGTATTGAGGATGTAGGTCTTGTTGAGGAACTGCCACTCGAACACGTTGAGCAGTTCGTTGCCAGCGGCATTGAGCAGACCGAGCAACTGGATGCTGGTCTGCTCCTTGGAGGTAACAAGCTCCACCGGGGCCGGAAGACCCAATTCCATGGCTGCCTGTCTTGCGATCTGGAGCGCGTTACCTTGCATGGATTATGCCTTTGCGAGAACTTTGGACTTCTGAGCCTCAAGCAACTGTTGCATCTGCTGCTTGAGCAGGAGGATTTCATCGTCGCGTTTGGTCAGTTCAGCCACCATCTTGTTGTTGGCGGCTTCACCCTGCGCGGCATCGAGGAATGCCTGTGCCTTGCGGCGGAGGTCATAGCTGCCCATGATCTTCTGCGCCTTGCCGTCATCGAGGGCAGCCAACTGTTCCACAGTCGAGACGTTCATGGCCTTGAGTTCCGCGCAGAGACCAACAGTCATCTGGGGCCACATTTCCAGCGGGGTGCCTTCGACAGCCTGTGCCAGACCCTTCTTGAACTTGTCGTACTGCTTCTCGAAGCGCATGCGGAAAGTGTCATCCACCGGGCAATCGACAGTTGTCTTGGAGTCGCCGGGAACAATGATGCGGATATATTCCTGCTCCTCGTAGATGGGACGACCTTCCTCGCTGGAGCGGAAGTTGTTCATCACGGGGCGGATGTAGAACTGGACATACAGCTTGTGGTCCATTGCAAACCGTGCCTGGTTGGCGAGGTTCGCGGCGTCATCATAGGTGGGCAGACCACCTTGCATCATTTGGTTCATAGCTATTCTCCTTGTGGTTGGCAGTGCGGGAAAACGGGGCATGCCAGCCCGTTGTTATGCGTTCGTGTTGACCGGCACGTTCTCAGCGACCAGCGAAGCGTTGCTAAGAACGATGTTGCCAGCCACCGTGCTCTTGACTTGAATCTGATACTGGATCGTCGCGGAGGTGTCATAGACCACAGCCGACATGGCATAGGACTGCCGATCTGTCGAACTGGTGGAGGTGTTGGATACAGCCCAAGGCGTTTCCACGCCATTGACGAACAGGCCGAAGGTCGTGATGCTGTTGTTGGGAGCGACCACGTCGATGTTGAACGTGAGGCGCGTCGTTGCCGGCCCGCCCGAGCGTTGCAGCGTGCCCGAAGCAAGGCTGGTGGTCCAGTCCGGTGCTTGGGCGATGTAGGTGGTGCTCCACGTGAAAGTGGAGTAGATCGTCGTGACCGCCTTGCTCTGGCCCACCGAACCGATCTGGATGACCGCATAGGACGGGCGAACGGTGTCGAGGAAATCCAAGATCATATTCCGCACGTCGGCGGGGTCGATCAGGCCGGTGACGTTATCCGGCAAAGTGCTGTTCGCCTGTGCGATCAGTTCAACGATGGTTCTGCGGGTCATGGTGTAAGGCTCCGTACAATGTTCATGGTAGTGTCACTCCCGTTTTATCAGCAACCCACGTCTCGGTGTCAGTGATTTCCTGAGTTGTCGCGGTGCGCCCGAGAACAATTATCGAGTGTAGATTTCCCTTAAACCACTGGTTTGTGCCGTTGTAGCCAAAGTACAGCGGCCTGTCAGCGCAAGCGCCGACAGCCGTGGAGGTGAAGGTTCCGACGGCTGTTTGCGCTACACCGTTAACGCGCATTGCCATTTGTTCGGCTACAGTACTTCCCGCCCACTTATACAGTACGTTGGAAACAAATGTTTTTGGAGGAATGGCGGCATTGGTGGGGTTGTTTTGTGCAGTAGTTCCGCTACCTCGCATCAAAGCGCCATGAGAATTAGCCGTTGTGTTGGATCCATTGGCGGTAAGTCCGAATACACCTACGTTGGTTCCCAAATTGCTGGAAAGCTGAACTAAAGTACCTGTTGTCGTTACTTGTGTGTCCTTGAAAAGACCTAGGAACGTGCTAATGTTGACCGTCGCACCGAAGTTCACATTCCCAGTAAGCATGCTCTGACTCGCCCCGTTGAAGGACAGAGCGTACTTTCCATTCCCGTCCAGAATCAAGGTCGGCCTGTTTCCCGCAGTGACTTGCGTAGCGTGGTTGCCCCTCCCCGACTTATCTAGAATTTTACCTACAGGTTGCCCGGCAGCGGTAACGGGGGTTGTTCCTGCGCTGTCTTGGAACATAGTAGAGAAGTCGCTAGGGTCATACCAAGCGCCCTGCTCGCCGGCAGCAAAAAGGGACAAGGGGGAGAATGTCGGAACTATAACCGGGTCAATGTCGTATCCGTTGGAGAAGCCGTTGGAGAAGCCGAACTCTGTCGGGGGAGCAATATCCACGCAGTAGATACCGCCAAACGGACCGACACGGACCCCGCCAACATAGGGATCAGAGGGCGCGACTGCGACGTTCAGTTGGGCTACTAAGGCACCCTCGGCGGTGACGGGCAACCCGTTCATACTGTTGGCCTTGACCCCGCCCGGAGCAAGGCACAGCACCCCGTTGTGGCGCGTACCGATACCGTTGGGGAACACCTGCGGAGGCAACGAAGTAGTGGCAAAGATAGCGCCGAGGGGACCAACAAGAATCCCCCCGACCATTTGCGCCTCGGCAGTAGGGGCGGCTGTAACGATGAACAGCGCCCCCGATTGCGTCCGAACGCCTGGGAGCATCAGGAATCAGCCGTGAGGACTGCCCACGTCCGCAGCTTGGACGGGGTAATCAGCCCGGTCACATTGTCGGGAAAATCAGCAGTCGCTTGAGCGATGAGTTCAAGGATGGATTTGCGTGCCATTTAGATTCCCGCCTTCGCGTCAAGCCAAGCCTTGAGGTCAAGCGCTTCCTGAGCCGTCAGCAGTCTGTCAATGGCAACCGCGCCGAATATCCGCACCTCGGCAGTTGCACCCGACGATGACAGGATGAACCCGTTAGTACCGGGAGTGCCCGAGTAGATTGCCACCGCAGATGCTGTGTTTCCATTGGAGTTCGCAACAACCTCGTCTGGGGAGGTAGTAGATAGCGACTGGCTGGTGACTGGAACACCAACGACGAAAGCACTGTTCAGGTCGACGGTGTTTGCCGCACCAACACCTATTCTGCTTGCAGTGTTGATCCGTTGAACCACGTCGGACCGCTGGAACATGCCTTGACTATTGGGCGCGTTTGAGGCGGACGTGGCATCCGCTACACAAGCAAACAGGCTAGTGTTGATACCTCCCCCGGCGTCAACCCGATAGGTTGCCCAAAACTCCCACGGAACATCCATTTCGGGGGTAAGTACAGGCTCGAACAGGTAGTCATCAACCCCGTCCATGTGCAGGTAATACCCACCTGAAATGGAGAGCATCGGACGCGAGGCGGATACTGACTGTTCGAGGTGATGCCCATTCCCCGACTTGTCCAGCATCTTCCCCACAAGCTGTCCAACGCCAGTGACAGGGATGGTCCCCGCACTGTCCTGGAACATGGTTGAGAAGTCGCTGGGGTCATACCACGAGCCTTCAATCCCGCCCGTGAAGAGTGACGCAGGGGAGAAGCCGCCAGCGCCCCACGACAGTTCATTGTCAGTGTACTCGGGGGATACCCGAGTAGTCCCGTCCGACGATGCGGTGATTGTGTCGTCCGCAGCGTCGAAATCCACAGGTGCGGGGTCATGGCTGGTAGCCCCCGAGCCGAACCCGATGAAATTCTCCATGCTCCCCTTGGACTCGGGGTCAATGGCAGCGCCACCCCCGATAGGGGTAGGGCTTTGGTCTTCAAGACCGATTGCTTGTCCTGCGAATCCGCTCATGGGGCATCAAATCCATTTGAGTAACCATTGGAAAAACTAAAAGGGGGCGGGGGGGCGATGTCTGTTACGTACACCCCTCCCAGCGGCCCCACACGGATGCCACCAACAAACGAGTCGCCAGGCGACACAGGTTGATTCAACTGTGCAAGGATTGCCCCTGCGACGGTAACAGGTAGCCCTTGCATGTAGCCAGCAACAGGCGACCCGAGAAAGTCAAGGCACAGCGCGCCGTTGGACTTGAGAAACCCCTTGCCCTGGTCAAAGGCGTTAGGCGCGTTACCATTTACCCGAACCGAGCCGGCAGCCGTTACCGTTACACCCCCAACCTGAAAATCAGTCGGGTCAGGGGCGACGTTGGTAA